GTTAGTAAACTTTATGGAAATGGTGCAGGCGAAATTGCTTGTAAGTATACAGCTACAACAACTGACATTGCTTACCCTATTGCTAACACTGCATATTATAAATTAGATAATAATAGTAAAGCTTTAAGTCCAAACGCAACAGGCAAATTTAATCAAGGAGCTACGATTGTTGGAAATTCAACCGGTATTCAGAATTCAACTTTACAATTAAGTTCAACAGCACATTCTGTATCTCTTTGGATGAAACCTCAAGATTTAACTGCATCTAAGTGGCATATTGTATTTGGAAGTTATTTTAGCGGTGGACCGACTTTTACTTTAGGTAAAAGACCTGACCAAACAACATCTTTTCATTATAGAAATGAGTCAAGTAATGAAGTATATTTTACTTTATCAACAGCAAATATTTGGTATCATATTGTTGTGACAAGAAATAACAGCGGCTCTACGGTATATGTGAATGGGAGTTCTGTTGCTACTGACTCAAATTCTATGGGTTCTTATTCCTATAGCGGTTATCAAAAATGTGTAATAGGATCAATGCCTAATTATCCAGTGGAATATTTTAGCGGAACAATAGACCAAGTCAGAGTATATAATGTAGTATTAACAGCTACAGATGTTGCTAATTTATATAACAACGAAACAGTAAGTACAGCTAATACATTGGCATTCCCAACTGGTAAAACAGCAATAGCAACATATAAATTAGATGGAGATGGCGTAGATATATCCGGCAACTATAGTGGCGTTGGAGATAGTAACGTAAAGTATGATTACAGCGGAACAGACACAAACATTGAGTACAAATTCGGACGCTTCGGTCAAGCCGCGGTGTTTAATGGGAGTAGTAGTTATATAAGTGCCGGTAACCCTAATTCCGGGGGTGGCGCAAGGAGCTTTTCAGCCTGGATTAAAACTACCTCTACAGCATTTCAGAGTATAATAACTAATGGAGGGGCTTCTCACGCTAGCGGGTTAAATATGTTTGTTTATAATAATAAATTATATTCTACTTCAGGCAAAGGCAATGGAGAAAATTATGGACCAAGTTCAAGTAAGAGTATAAATACAGGAAGTTGGGTTCATTGTGTTCTTACAATGAGTGGCACTGCAATTGGTTCAACTCTTAAAACTTATGTTAATGGAGCTTTAGATGGTACTCACGCTACAACCGTATTAATTACTGATACATATAATGCTTTTAGAATAGGGGCACGTTATATTAACGGTTCAAATTTAGCTTATTTTAACGGCTCAATAGACCAAGTGAGAATTTTTAATTCTGAACTTACAAGTAGTCAAGTAAGCCAACTTTACAACGAAAAACCTGAAACAGATACATCTAACTTTAAGGCTGTATTGTATGAGGGGAATGATGGTGGTAGTAACAATACTTCGCAACTAATAAATAATGTTGGATTTAGACCTGACCTTGTTTGGATTAAGAATAGAGAACATACATATAATCACATTTTAATGGATTCTGTAAGGGGTGATGATTTAATTCTACATTCAAATACTACTGATGCCAGTGCATCTGCTTTCGGAGGTACTTTAGCAATAGAAGAATTAGGTTTTACAACAGGTAAAGGAGATGAAACTAATAAAGGATTATCAGGGTATAGTAAATTTGTAGCGTGGTGTTGGAAAGGCGGAGGTTCCGCTGTTTCTAATACAGATGGAACTATAACAAGTTTAGTTAGTGCAAACCCTGCCGCAGGGTTTTCTGTTGTAAAATGGACTGGTACTGGTGTAAATGGTAAAACTATAGGACACGGTTTGACCTCTTCTTCTCCTGAAATTATCTTCACTAAAGGTCTTACAAATGCAACTTCTTGGGTTGTGGGAATTGGTGGTATTTCTGGGTTTAGCATAAATGATTATTTAACTTTAAATACCTCAAATGCAAAAGCAAGTTCTACAACTTTTTATCAAGCATATTCTACTAATACTTTTCAAGTTGGAGTTTCTTCTGCAAATGAAATGAATAAAAGTGCTTCTAATGATTACATATCATACTGTTGGCATTCAGTTGCGGGATATAGTAAGATAGGGAGTTATACTTCAGCAAATATAATAGGGCAAAGAATATACGTTACAAACGATGGCACTTCAACAGGAAGTGGTGGATTTAAGCCAAGTTTTGTTATGATAAAAGCTACAAGCAGTCTTGGAGGTGCTCAAGCTTACGCTTCTTGGACTATTCACGATGACAAAAGAGCAGTAGAAGATACTGATAAGGTAACTAACCCGCTATACGCTAACAGAACCTATCAAGAAGGTTTAAGGGGAAATGGTACTTCGGGCAACGGTATTCTTGACCTTACTTTTAATGATGACGGATTTAGTATTGAGCATAACGGCTATGAGGCTAACGCAAATGGTGAAGATTATATATATATGGCATTTAAATAAAATTAAATATGGCTAAAAAACGTTTTAAAGATACCGGCGTTGGGAAATTCTTATTAGAAAAAATTCCTAATGTCGTTGGCGCAATAGCGGGCGATACACCTGTTGGGTCTGTTATACAGGCTATAATTGGTGGATCTGATATGTCAGAAGCCGATAAAAAAATTGCACTTAAAAAATTAGATATTGAGAGAGCTGAGATAGACGGCACAACAAGGCGCTGGGTTGCAGATGCAACTTCAGGGTCGTGGCTTGCAGCTAATGTTAGGCCTTTAACATTGGTGTTTTTAACAATAAGTTATGTAGCTGGATGGTATATGGGTTATCCATTAGATTCAATTACAGGTTTACTTACTATTGTTATTGGGGGCTATTTTGGTTCACGAGGGGTAGAAAAAGTTTTTGGAAACAGTAAACACAAATAATGAACGACTTAAAAATTTACGGCATAAACGTCGGAGCAGTTGCGTTTTCAGCGCTGCCTAACATCAACCCCACTTTGCAAACCGTAGTATTGGTTATGACAATAATATACACTGGGATGAATATTTATATGAAATTAAAAGATAGAAATAAAAAATGAAATACTTTGAAGAGTCTGAATTTAACGGCTTTGAAATGATGGATGAAAAGCTTCTTTCAATGCTAGACGCACTAAGAGAAGCTTATGGTTATCCTATAAAAATTACATCTGACTATAGAAGCCCTGAACACCATATAGAAGCTGCCAAAAAACAACCGGGCGAACACGCGTATGGCGCTGCTGTAGATATTGAAAGTGTAGGAGGAGAAAAAACATTTAAATTAGTAAAAGCAGCAATTGAAGTTGGTTTTACTAGAATAGGTATTAGCAGGAAAAGAGGATTTATGCATTTAGGTATTGGATATCCGGGTGCACCTGACACAACAATTTGGACATACTAAAATGAAATTAATTAGAAAAATATCAATTGGTCAAGATTATAAGAATGAAGCAATGCATTATTCTGTTGGTCAAGAAGTTTACGGTGGTCATACAATATCTGACATACTAGAAGAAGAGGGAGCTTATAAAATATTTATTAAAAAAAATGATGAGATACTTCCATGGAAACATTTTAATTCAAACATGGCTGTATCAGTTGAATACAATCTAGATTATTAATGCGATCACTTTACAATTATATTATATATTCTGAAAATAGATATAATAACTCTACTAGAGTAGAAGATAAAGAACTTATACTAAATACAGAAATATCGGAAAGAGATTTTATGTATACTAATAGAATAGGTAAAGTTATTTCTGTTCCAATGTTAGACAAGTCTGAGCTAAAAAAAGGTGATCAAGTTTTATTGCACCACAATGTTTTTAGAAGATGGATTGATATTTATGGAAAAGAAAAAGATTCATCTAGTTTTATTACAGAAAGCCAATACTCAGTATCCCCAGATCAAATATATGCATATAAAAGAAACAAAGATTGGAAGTGTTTAAACAATTATTGCTTTGTTAAGCCTATAAAAGACGATTCTAAATGGAGCGTTTTAAAAGAAAAAGAATTGTTTGGAGAGCTTGTGTATAGCAACGAGTATTTAAAGTCATTAGGATTGTCCGTAGGAGACGTGGTGGGGTTTACGCCTGATTCAGAATACGAATTTAATGTAGACAATCAAAAATTATATAGAGTTTTATCAAATCAAGTTACAGTAAAATATGGATCGAAGGAAAAAAGTAATTGAAGCATCAGAAATTGCTTTAATTGAACTTGACAAAGTTATAAGACAAAAAATAAATTTAGTTGAATTAGAACCTGAGAAAGCAAAAATAGCTGCTCAAGCCAAATGGGTTGCAATTGAAGACTCATTTAAAATTATAGAAAGAATAGAAGAGTTGTCGTCAGATAAAAAAACTGAAGACAAAGTAAAATTTTTAGGTGTAGAAGATAGAATAAAATAATGTATAAACAATCACTTTATAACATTACCAGAGATCACCTCGATACTAAAGAAGTAAGAAAAAAAAATAGGCTTAAAAAATATGAGTACGGCTACAACGAAGAATTAGATTGTGTAGTCATAAGTAAAGACGGTACAATCGGAGATATATATGAGGTTCAAGGTCTTAAGATAGCAATACCTCAAACCCCTGAAAAAATAAATGGTCAAAAGCTAAAAGCAGAAGATCAAGTATTTATAAGAAGGGAAAGACCAGAATCTTTAAAAAGAATAAAATCAATACATGAGTTTAAGAACCACCCTGAGCAAACTAAAGAACATTACTACAATTATATTGATGCTGAGTTTAATTGTAGGCATGATGGGTATTGGTTCATGTGCAATGGTGAGCCGTGTTACATTACAGGGTCACATTATATGTACCTCAACTGGACAAAGATTGATGTGGGTGCGCCCGAGTTTAGACAGGCGAACAGAATATTTTATTACTTCTGGGAGGCTTGCAAGGCAGACTATAGGTGTTACGGAATGTGCTACCTCAAGAATAGACGGTCTGGCTTTAGCTTCATGGCATCATCAGAAACTGTTAATGTGGCTACGACGTCAAGAGACTCAAGGTTTGGTATATTATCAAAAACGGGTGCTGATGCGAAAAAAATGTTTACCGACAAAGTTGTACCGATCTCGGTAAATTACCCTTTCTTTTTTAAACCCATACAAGACGGTATGGAAAGGCCAAAAACAGAATTGTCTTATAAGTTACCGTCAAGAAGATTAACCAGAAACTCTTTTAAAGAGTCAGATGATGAATTACTAGGGCAGGGATTAGATACAACAATTGATTGGAAAAATACAGGTGATAACAGCTACGACGGAGAAAAGCTAATATTATTAGTACATGATGAATCCGGTAAATGGGAAAGGCCTGATAATATATTAAACAACTGGAGAGTAACTAAAACTTGTTTAAGACTAGGAGCTAGAGTTGTTGGCAAATGTATGATGGGGTCTACATCTAACGCACTGGACAAGGGTGGAGATAATTTTAAAAAATTATATTATAATTCAGATGTTGACAAACGAAATAAAAATGGACAGACTTCAAGTGGATTATATTCTTTGTTCATACCTATGGAATGGGGTTACGAAGGGTTTATTAATAAGTATGGGTACCCTGTATTCGAAACACCATCATCTCCGGTTAAAGGAATTGATGGCGGCATCATACGTTCGGGAGTTATTGAACATTGGGAAAATGAAGTAGAGGGCCTAAAGAATGATGCGGATGCATTAAACGAATATTATAGACAGTTTCCTAGAAGTGAAAAGCACGCTTTTAGGGATGAAACATTGCATTCTTTATTTAATTTAACAAAAATATACGAGCAAATAGATCACAATGAAGAAATGACTTCAAAAGGTTATATTGCTCGTGGAAGTTTTTCTTGGAAAAACGGAATAAAAGATACAGAAGTAATTTGGACACCCACTAAAAACGGTAGATTTTTTATTAGCTGGCTCCCTAAGTTGGAACTTAGAAATAATATTGTTGAAAAAAACGGTATTAAATATCCCGGTAATATAAACTATGGAAACTTTGGTTGTGATAGTTACGATATTTCTGGCACCGTAGGTGGTGGCGGATCTAATGGTGCGCTGCATGGCTTAACAACATTTTCAATGGACCCTAACTTTCCATCTAGCAAATTCTTTTTAGAATACGTAGCAAGACCACAAACAGCGGAAGTTTTTTTTGAAGATGTTCTTATGGCAATAGTATTTTACGGCATGCCTATACTTGCAGAAAATAATAAACCAAGATTACTTTATCATTTAAAAAGAAGAGGTTATAGAGGTTTTTCTATGAACCGCCCTGATAAATTACGAGGTGCATTATCTAAATCTGAAATAGAATTAGGTGGCATACCAAATACATCAGAAGATATAAAGCAAGCTCACGCTGCTGCAATTGAATCGTATATAGAAGAAAACGTTGGTAATCAAGGAGATAACCACGGCAACATGCATTTTCAAAGAACACTAGAAGACTGGGCTAAATTTGATATATCAAAGCGTACAGCTCACGATGCTTCTATAAGCAGTGGACTAGCTATAATGGCTTGCAGAAAACATTTATACCGTCCAAGACAAGAACGAATAACAAAAAAACTAAATTTTTCATTCTCTAAATATAAGAATGAAGGCGATCAAAGCACGCTAATTAAATAAATATGGCAAAAATAAAAAATAAGTATTCTCAATTTCCTAGTCAGGCTGTTTCTGACTCTGAGAAAAGAAGTATTGAATACGGCACCGCAGTAGCTACAGCTATAGAGCAAGAGTGGTTTAATAGCGGGAATGGTAGCCAAGGCAGGTACTATGAGCTAAGAGATAATTTTCATAGGTTGCGATTGTACGCAAGGGGTGAACAATCAATTAGAAAATATAAAGATGAGTTTGCAATTAATGGCGATTTGTCATATCTTAATTTAGATTGGAAGCCCGTGCCTATTATACCTAAGTTTATAGATATTGTTGTAAATGGTATGCAAGATAGGCTTTTTAGCATAAGAGCTAGAGGGGAAGATCCTATATCAACTGGCAGACGAACTAAATATGTAGAAGGCATTCAAAGAGATATGAACGCTAACTCTATGCTTGATTTGATACAAGCCGAGCTTGGAGCTAACGTAAGAAATATTGAAAAAGAAAAACTTCCGGGTTCTTCAGAAGAGTTAGATCTATACATGCAGTTAAACTATAAACAAGGTATTGAAATTGCTCAAGAACAAGCTATATCTAATGTATTTAATCAAAACAAGTTTGAGCAAATAAAATCAAGAGTTGATTACGATATATCTGTTTTAGGCATTGGAGCAATGAAGCACTCGTTTAACAATACTGACGGCGTAAAATTAGATTATGTTGATCCTGCACAATTAATATGGTCTTACACAGAAGACCCTAATTTTAAAGATTGTTATTATTTTGGAGAAATAAAAACAGCAAGAGTAAATGAGCTTAAAAAACAATTTCCCGAATTAACAGATGAAGATATAGCCGATTTATCTAAAAAAAGTGGCAGTTGGTCTAATTATAACACTAGTTATTCTACAAACAATAATCAAGATTATTCAGAAAATACTGTAAATATATTATATTTTAATTGGAAGACTTGGGAAAACAATGTTTACAAGATAAAAGAAATATCTTCTGGTGCTGAAAAAGCAATAAAAAAAGATGATTCTTTTAACCCACCTAAAGATAAAAGAACTAGGTTTCAAAAAGTAGCCCAAGCACAAGAAGTAATATATGAGGGAGTTTATATATTAGGAGCAAATAAACTTTTAAAATGGGAAAAAGCTTCAAACATGATTCGCCCACAATCTAACGCTAATAAAGTATTAATGAATTATGTTTTAGCGGCTCCTAGAATATATAAAGGAAAAATAGATTCTTTAGTTTCTAAGATGACACCTTATGCTGATCTTATTCAGCTAACGCATTTAAAATTGCAGCAAGCTATACAAAGAATGACTCCTTCTGGTGTTTATATAGACGCTGATGGCTTAGCAGAAATTGATTTAGGAAACGGAACAAGCTACAACCCTCAGGAGGCACTAAATATGTATTTCCAAACAGGATCTATTATTGGTAGATCTTTAACTGTTGAGGGTGACCCAAATCCCGGTAAAGTTCCAATACAGGAATTACCAGGCGGTGGAGGTAACCAAGTGCAACTTTTAATAGGCGCATATAATCAATATCTTCAAATGATTAGAGACATCACTGGATTAAACGAGGCAAGAGACGGATCTGATCCTGACCCAAAAGCTTTGGTTGGTGTTCAAAAAATGGCTGCTGCTAATAGTAATGTTGCAACCAGGCATATACTAGAAGCTAGTATGTCAATAACTAAAACTTTAGCAGAAGCGGTTTCACTTAGATTTAAAGATATTTTAGAATTTCACCCAACTAGGGATTTATTTATAACAAGCTTAGGGCAATTCACCGTTGGTTCTTTAAAGGAATTAAAAAATTTACATATACACGATTTTGGAATTTTTTTAGATTTACAACCAGATGATTTAGAAAAGCAATCATTGGAAAACAATATACAGGTTGCTTTAGCCCAGCAAAGTATTTTTTTAGAAGACGCTATTGATATACGCGAAGTTAGAAATATAAAATTAGCTAATCAGTTATTAAAATTTAGAAGATTAAAGAAACAAATGGCTGACCAGCAGGCTTCAGAGGCTGCAGCTGTTGCTCAAGCTGAGGCGCAAGGCGTTGCTCAGATAGAAATAGAAAAAGCTAAAGCTCAAACCCAACAAATAAAATCAGAAAGCACAATACAAATATCAACAGCTGAAAATGAATTGTCTATTAAAAAAATGCAATTTGAAGCCGATACTAAAAAACAGTTAATGCAATTTGAATATGATCTTAATGTAAAATTAAAAGAATTAGAATTGTCTGCTCAAAAAGAATTAGCCGAAAAACAATCAGAAGTACAAGAAAGAATTGCTGATAAAAAAATATCAGTAAGTTCTATAGCCGGCCCACCTAAAACAGAAAAACCAAAAAAGTCATTTGAGTCAAAAGGTAATGACGTATTAGGAGGTTTTGACTTATCTAGGTTTGAGGCAAAGTAAATTAAACTATTATATTATATCTTATGGAAGAAAACATTGAAGTAAAAGCGGTTGAAGTAAAAGAAGAAACTTCACCGCAAGAAAAAGAAGCCGCTGTGCTAGAACAAGCAATAGAAAGCGGCGAAGTAGATTCTAACTATGGGTTTCAAGATGACGGCGTATATCGCGTAAATGTTGATGCCCCCCCAACACAAGAAGCTGATGCCAGTGAAAAGCAAAGCACAGATGAGGTATCTGTACGCGACGAACCCGAAGCTAGCGAAGAAGTTCGTGAAAAAAACGAGCAAGAAAGCATTGAAGAACTTACCGAACAAAGTGAAGAAAAAGAAGAAAAAGAAACGTTAGAGATTGTAGAAGAATCTGAACAAGAAATTGTACAAGATGCTGAACAAGATGTTGTACAAACAAATGAATACCCAGAAGATGTTCAAAAACTAGTAGAGTTTATGCAAGATACAAATGGTACTTTAGAAGATTATGTTAATCTTAATAGAGACTATTCTAAAATGGATAATACTACATTAGTTTATGAATATTATAAAAATAATAAACCTCATTTAAATAACGAGGATATTAATTTTTTAATGCAAAAAGATTTTGCTTATGATGAAGAGGTTGCAGAACCTGCTGAAATAAAAGCAAAGCAATTAGCATTTAAAGAAGAATTATACAAAGCTCAAAAGCATTTTAATGATTCCAAGGAAAAATACTATGCAGATCTTAAGTTAAGAAAGCAAAATGAAGTGCCCGAAGAATATAAAGAAGCTCAAGACTTTTATAACGAAGCAACTAAAATACAGGAAAAAGCAGAAAAATTAAAAAACACATTTGATACTAGAACAAATAATTTCTTTAGCCAAGAGTTCAAAGGTTTTGACTTTAAAGTTGGAGATAAAAAATATAGGTTCAAAGTAGATGATGCAAAAAAAGTAAAAACAGCTCAATCAACAATTAATAATTTTATTAAACCTTATTTAAATAAAGAAGGTGAAATGGAAAAAGTTGGTGATTATCATAAAGCTTTATTTGCTGGAAGGAATGCTGATAAAATAGCAGCCCACTTTTACGAGCAAGGCCGTGCCGATGCTATAAAAGAAACAGTAAAAAAATCTAAAAACATTGATATGACACCCCGCAGCGATAATTCAGCTGTACAAAACCCAAATAGTAAAGTTAGAGTTGTTGAAAATGATTCCTCAAATAGGTTGCGCATAAAATGGAATAAATAATTTTTAAAATTTAAAAAATGGCTTTTACAAGTGGAATACCAGCAGCTTTGCAACCAACTCAAAGCAAAGCTCTTTATACTGGTAACTATATTGATTTTACAGATAGCTCATTTAATCAGTGGGCTCAACAATTTTTACCTGATGTATACGAACAAGAAGTTGAAAGATATGGAAACAGATCTATAGGCTCTTTCCTTCGTATGGTATCAGCGGAGATGCCGTCTACTTCAGACCAAATTATTTGGACTGAGCAAGGTAGATTGCACACACGATATGCAAATATTGTTTATATTAGTGATGCTGGTACAATGCCAACATCTGGAACAACGCCCGGCACAGCTAGTGCTGTTACAACAGGTGGTAATGTTGGTAACTTTTTTGTACCAACTGCACAGCCTACAAGCCTAGGCATTACTTCTCAAGGAACAACTGCTGTTAATTTCCGAAAAGGACAAACGGTAATGATCCAAGCCCAATCTTCAGCTACTTCAGCTGTCGGTGGTGGTGGTGCAGTAATTAAAGGTATTGTAACAAACGTGAGTGGGCAATACTTCCAAGTTAAATCTCTAGGTGGTGTACCCGCAATTACAAATGCACAAAGATTTACAGCTCTTGCTTACGGATCTGAATTTGCAAAAGGTACTGGTAACTTTAACGAAAAGCTAGATCCTAGCTACGCTACATTTACCAATTCTCCTATCATTCTTAAGGAGCATTATTCAATCAACGGTTCTGACACTGCTCAGATTGGTTGGATTGAAGTTACTTCTGAAAATGGAGCTTCTGGGTACCTATGGTACTTGAAGTCTGAGCATGAAAACAGATTACGTTGGGAAGACTACCTAGAAATGTCTATGGTTGAAGGCGTCAAGCAATTGAACACTGGAGCTACCCTGGATTTTTATGATTCAGGTATTACAGCTACAGCTAAAGGTACTGAAGGATTTTTTGAAGCTGTTGAAGCTAGAGGTAATGTATACTCTGACTTTGGTGCACAAGTTTCAGGAGGTGCTTTAACTGATTTTGATGCTGTTCTTAAGCAACTAGATAAGCAAGGTGCTATTGAAGAAAATATGCTTTTCTTAGGAAGAGATCTTTCTTTAGAAATTGACGATATTCTTGCACAACAAAATGGTGGATACTCTGGAGGTACTTCTTTCGGTGTATTTAACAACAGCGAGGATATGGCTCTTAATCTAGGATTTACTGGATACAGAAGAGGTTCTTATGATTTTTACAAAACTGATTGGAAATATCTAAATGATTTTTCAACAAGAGGTGGTTTCAAAGATATTGAAGGTGTGCTAGTTCCTGCTGGTACTTCTACAGTATATGATCAAGTTCTTGGGAAAAACATTAAAAGACCTTTCTTACACGTAAGATATAGAGCTTCTGAAACTGAAAACAGAAAAATGAAATCTTGGGTTACTGGATCTGTGGGTGGCGCTTCTTCATCTCCAATTGATGAAATGAGAATGCACTATCTATCTGAAAGATGTTTAATTGTACAAGGTGCTAATAACTTTGTATTGTTTAAAGCATAGTGATTAATAGAGGATGGGCGGCTTCGGCTGCCCTTACCCTCTTTTTTAATTTTATTATATTATATTATGACTACACAAACAAAAAAAAGAATATCTGACCCTGAAAAAGGGTGGGAAATAAAAGATAGAGTATATATTTTATCGCAAAATAAATCACCAATAAGCTGGACTATTCAGTCTAAGCATACAGTAAGAAAACCTTTATTTTGGTTTGATGAAAATACTGGTGAAAATAAAGAAATAAGATATGCCACTAATCAAAAGTCTTTATTCGTTGGAGAGCAAGACGGCTATGTTACTTTAGGGCATGTTACATTTTTAGATGGAGTTTTAGAAGTACCAAGACAACAGCAAGCTTTACAAAAGCTTTTATCAATATATCATCCGCATGTAGGCGATTTATGGCAAGAAATTGACGAGGTCGCAGAAGCAGCTGATGAAATTGAAACTTTAGAGCTTGAATTAGAGGCATTAAATTTAGTTAAAACTTTAGATATTGAGCATTTAGAAGCTATTATGAGAACAGAGTTAGGCTCTACAGTAGCAGACATGACATCTAAAGAATTAAAAAGAGATGCTTATAGGTTTGCTCAAAATGATCCTGCATTATTTATAGAGTTATCTCAAGATGAAGATATTAAATTAAGAAACTTAGCAAATAGAGCGGTTGAAATGGGTATATTAAATCTTACAGATGATGGAACTACATTTAAATTAGCAAACGGTAAAAAGGTAATGACAGTGCCTTTTGACCAGCATCCCTATGGGGCATTAGCAGCGTACTTTAAAACAGATGAAGGCGTTGATTTAATGAAATCTATTATGAAAAAAATTTCATAATAAAAGGGCGTAGAGTGAGAAATCAACTCTATGCTCACTAATTAATAAATAAAACATGGTAAATATAAACGACGTATACCAAACCGTACTTACTATTGCTAATAAAGACAACAGGGGTTATATAACGCCTGAAGAATATAATAGACTTGCTGATATAGCTCAAAACGAAATATTTGAAAGTTATTTTAACAAGCAATTAATGTATGAGGCCGGTGGTTTGTACAATGCTGATTTTTCAGATCCTATAATAACTACCGCAGAAAAAATTAATATTTTTTATAATAGTAGTAATTTAACTCAATCAAATGGGACTTGGGGCTTCCCGGCTGATTTTTATAAATTAGGCAGTGTACAAGTTAATAGTATAGAAGCAGATTTTGTTTCTCATAAAGACGTTAAGTTTATAAACCAATCACCGTTAACTTACCCTGTAGCAGACCAGCCTGTTTATACAATAGTTGGCAGCGCTGTTAGAATATACCCTGCAACAATAACAACAGGTGTTAATATAGAATATTTAAAGAAGCCTAATGAGCCTAAGTGGGGTTATATAATGCCTACAGCCTCACAAATAGCTTCCGGAGTACCTAATAAGCCTATATACGATTCCACGGCTTTTAATCCAGCTACTGACAGTTATACAGCAACCGCAAAGTCGTTAAACTTTGAATTACATACTTCAGAATATTCAGAGTTGGTATATAAAATACTTACTTTAGCGGGAGTTACCATAAAACAAGCGGACATAGCAGGATTTGCACAAGGCAAAGAACAACAAATACAAGCAACTGAACAATAATGGCAATATCAAGAAAACCTTTAGACGTAGATAATTACTCAGCACTTGAGGGAGGCACAGGTACGGCAATTCCTGGTTATTATAGTAGAGTACATTTAAATGATATTATAAATAACTTTATTGTGGGGTATATTGGTGACGACAAAATATTAACTAAAGTTCCTAGATACGAGGTTGCGTTTTGGGCCCAAAGATCTGTTCAGGAGTTTAGTTATGACATTTTTCATGCGGAAAAAAACATAGAAGTAGAGTTAAGCTCCACATTGCAATTGTCTTTACCTTCTGATTACGTAAATTATGTTAAAATATGTTACGTAGATAACGAAGGTAATCATAGAACAATACAAAACTCAAAAAACAGCAAAGCAACAAAAGCAGCGGCGCAGGATGGAGATTTTAAGTACATATATGATCAAGAAGGCAATTTAACTTTTAGTGAAATATCAGAAACAGCTAGTAGATTTCAAGAATCTAAAGTTGAATTAAAGAAAAAAGATTTTCAAGATTATTTTGATGACAATGATGTAGACAATTATGATACTAGATATGGATCTGAGCCAGAAAGACAAAATTCAAACGGCACCTATCTTTTAGATTTAGAAGCTGGAAAAATATATTTTGATTCTGCCTTTAGCGAGGGAGATTTAATATCTATACAGTATATATCAGATGGACTAGGCGACAACGGCAATTTTGATAATGTTTTAGTCCCTAAGCTTGCAGAAGACGCTGTATATTCTAATATGCTTTATAACCTTTCTAAGCTTAGACCAAGTGCTGCGGGCGCAGCGGGTTTATATAAGAAAGAAGCGGCTTCAAAAATGCGTAATGCAAAAATTAGACTAAGCAATTTAAAACTTGAAGAATTAACACAAGTTCTTAGAGGTAAATCTAAGTGGATTAAACACTAATATATGCCAGAAATTAAAAGACTCTTTAACGCGAGCAAAATGAATCGCGATTTAGA